GTAACTTTCTTAACCTACCCTACTTCAATGCGGAAGAGGGTCTGCGGTATGCCATCAAGGACGACGGAACAAGCGCCACGCTTGATGAGTTTTTAGAATTGTATGAACAGTATAAGCAAACACCTGAACAGATAGCTAGTCTACAGCTAGGGGACGCTAAGAAAGAAGAGCCCATGATGGACGGTCCCCCCTGTCTACAGATACTGGCAAGCAAGAAGATATCCGAGGGCGGTAGAAACAATGGACTATTTAATCTTGGTGTATACCTACGCAAGGCGTACCCTGATAGTTGGGAAACAGAGATACTTACCTACAATATGCAGTACCTTGATCCCCCATTGCCTCTTAGTGAGGTCAATATTGTTGCTAAACAGCTAGAACGTAAGGAGTATGCGTACAAGTGTAGCGATGCACCAATCAACGCTTACTGCAACAAAACCTTATGTCTTACACGAAAGCACGGTGTAGGCGCGGCTGTACAGGGCGCCGTTATAGCTAATCTACGTAAATACAACTCGATACCGCCTGTATGGTTTGTCGATGTAAACGGCGAGCCTTTGGAGATGGACACAGACGCTTTGCTAAACCAAGCAATATTTCAGAGATCATGCATGGAGCAACTAAACTTTATGCCACGCTCTGTATCGAAGATCATATGGGAAAACCGTATTGGAGCTTTGATGCAAGAGATGAAAGAAAACGAGAGCGCTATCATAGATGTATCACAGGACGCTAGTGTCAGCGGACAGTTCTATGACCATCTTGAAGAGTTTTGTCAGAGTATGCAACAAGCAGAAGACAAAGAAGAGATACTGTTGAAGCGCCCATGGACCGATGAAGACGAAAAGATGACATATTTTAGGCTAAAAGACTTTGATGCGCACCTGAAGCGCAACAAGTTCTTTGAATACAAAAGCCATAAGATAGCACAACGTTTAAGGGACAAGGGTGGCGAAAGTCTACAGATATCGATAAGAGGACGCCCCGTGCGTGTGTGGAAGATACCGTCGTTTGATGCGGTAGAGGTGGAGCTATCCGCTCCTGAGTTTGGTGGTAAAGAAAACAAAGAGGTATTTTGATGTTAAAAGCAGATGGATTTGATAAAGCATTTTTAGGCGTAGCGTCCCGTTTTGGTATGGACGAGGTCTTTGCCTATGATTACGATAAGGTATTGAAGATACTACAAGAGCGTGATGGTATGTGCCCCGATGAAGCTCTTGAGTATTTTCACTACAATATTATAGGGGCATGGGTGGGGGACAAAACACCGCTCTTTGTAAAACAGTACGGCACTATACAGGATGCAGTAGATGACCTTGGACTATAAAGAAAGAAACCGTGAAATGCATCGATTACGCACCGAAAGAGCCATGACACTCACGGCTATTGGTAAGAAGTATGGTGTAACCCGAGAAAGAGTGCGGGTTATTGTTAATAAAATCGAAGAAGAGAATGCAAACAAAGATATTCAGGATATACGGACCACCCGGGACGGGGAAAACGACAGCACTACTGAATAAAGTTGACGAGGCATTACGTCAAGGCATACCGCCCTCTAAGATAGGATACTTTGCCTTTACGCGCCAAGCGGCTTATGAAGCAGTAGAACGTGCGTGTCAGCGCTTTGGTTTGGATGAAACACAACTACCGTGGTTTCGCACGTTACATAGCTTTGCTTTGCGTTTGTCAGGTATACGGGCCGAGCAAGTTATGCAAAGCGAACACTACAAAGAACTATCCGATACGATTGGTATAAAACTTATGCCCGATAACGCTAACGGTGACGATAATATCTTTGATGCAAGCGCTAACGCTGATCCGTATCTCAGTATAATAAATCTGGCACGACTGAAAAAAATACCGTTACGCAAGCAATATAATCAAACCATCAGCAATATAGACTGGATGACCCTGTCTTACGTCGCACGGTCCTTACAAAGTTACAAAAGCCGACTAAAAGTGTATGATTTTACCGATATGCTAGAGATATTTGTAAACGAGAGCTCAAAGTTCTGTCCAAACCTAAGTGTTAGTTTTATAGACGAAGCACAGGACTTATCACCCTTACAATGGGACGTTGCGCATATTATAGAGAAATATTCTGATAAAATTTACTGTGCGGGGGACGATGACCAAGCTATATACAAGTGGGCGGGGGCTGATGTCGAGCACTTCATAGGACTTAATGGGGGGTACGAGGTGCTTGAGCAGTCCTACCGCGTACCGCAGAACATACACCCTCTGGCATCGCGTATATCTAAACGCATACACAAACGTGTGCCAAAAACCTATCTGCCCCGACAAGAAGATGGGTCAGTAAAACGTATCAACGATGTATCAGAGATAGATCTATCCGAGGGCACATGGCTCATACTTGCTCAAGCTAATTACTTTTTACATAGTCTTATAGATAATTTAAGAAGTCGTGGCCACCTGTTTGCGTACCACGGCCATCGGTCCATATCGCAAAAGATAAGTGAGGCGGTCAACGGTTGGGAGCAAATGCGTAAAGGGCGTGAAATCACCGCCCCTGTTGCCCGTATAATCTACAGCCATATGTCTGTTGGCAATCGTGTAAAACGTGGATTTAAAAAGCTACCGCATCTAGCGGACGATGAAACGGTAGGTCTTGAAGAGCTCCAGCAGCATCATGGTCTATTTGCCACGAAAGATATGATATGGCACGAAGCCATGGACAAAATGCCCGACAGCGAGCGTGCGTATATTACAGCGCTGTTGCGACGCGGTGAGAAGTTCAACAGCACGCCTCGTATACAACTATCCACGATCCACGGATCAAAAGGTGGCGAGGCCGAAAACGTTGTGCTATTTACCGATATATCTCCTGCCGCCTCAAAAGCAGCAGAGAGTGACCCTGACGAACTGCACCGTGTATTCTACGTCGGTGTAACACGAACTAAAAAAAACTTATATTTAATCGAGCCAGAAGACGCATTGAGGAGTTACATAATATGAACAGGAAGGAAATACTAGAAAAAGCCGAGAAGATGATTAACGGCCCACGGGCCAAGGATTACGGCGATGCTCATGAGAATCACCAACGCATAGCCATGCTATGGTCGGTCTTGCTAAATAAAGAGGTCACAGTCGAACAAGTGTACCAATGTATGATAGCTGTCAAGCTGTCACGACTGATAGAAACACCAGACCATGAGGACAGCTGGCTTGATATCTGTGGCTATGGTGCTCTTGGAGGAGAAAAATAATGGCGTTGCAGTTGGCGTTTGACACGCCAAAGTCTGAGTGGCTTCCGCCTAGTGAGCTGCCAAACATATTTGATGCCAAGCAAATAGCTATAGATGTTGAAACACGCGATCCAAACATCAAGACGCTGGGTGCTGGTTGGGCAACGGGCGATGGCGAGGTCGTTGGCTATGCCATAGCGGTAAGTGACTGGTCCGGCTATATACCAATCCGTCACAAGTATGGCGGTAATCTTGATGAACGGGTAGTAAACAAGTGGCTAAAGAAAGTATTTGAAAGCCCAGCCGATAAAATCATGCACAATGCCCAGTATGATGCTGGCTGGATACGCCGCATGGGCTTCACGATCAACGGACGTATCATAGATACCATGCTAATAGCAGCGCTACTAGACGAAAACCGTTTTAGCTACAGCCTAAACGCGCTGGCCTATGATCATCTAGGTAAGGTCAAGTCTGAAAAGAACCTGATAGAAGCTGCACGCGGTTTTGGTCTGGACCCAAAAGCCGAGCTCTGGAAGATGCCAGCCATGTATGTTGGGCCCTACGCTGAGGGTGACGCCGAGCTCACACTCGAACTCTGGAACTATCTATCTGGTCAGCTGGGTAAAGAAGATCTGTGGCCTATCGCTAATCTTGAGCTCGATCTACTGCCGTGCCTGATTGATATGACTTGGCGCGGTGTCCGTGTAGACCAAGATAAGGTCGAGCGTACACGTAATTCGCTCCTGAAGCGCGAAAAAGAGGTGCTGGGGCACATTAAGAAACTTGTGGGCCATGACATCGAAATATGGGCTGCCGCGTCCATAGCGAAGGCCTTTGAGGCTCTGAGCATAGATTACCCACGTACCGACAAGGGTGCACCATCGTTCACGAAACAATTTCTTACCGATCACAGTCACCAGCTACCACAGCTGATTGTGCAAGCGCGTAACCTAAATAAAACGTCGGGCACCTTTATCAATACAATAATGAAGCATTGTCACTCTGATGGACGCATACATAGCCACATCAATCAAATACGATCCGATGACGGCGGCACCGTGTCAGGGCGCATATCTATGAATAATCCAAATCTACAGCAGATCCCAGCACGCGATCCAGAGCTCGGACCCATGATACGTGGTTTGTTTCTACCCGAAGAGGGCGAACAATGGGCAGCCATTGACTTCTCGCAACAGGAACCACGCATCTTGGTTCACTATGCG